GCAGGTGAATTATTAAATGGTGACTTTACTTTTATTCAACAAGGTGTAACATACGGAGGTTTTGGATTTATCTTAAATACCACAGGAACAATTACTGTAGGAGTTACTGCTATAAACTATGTTCAGTTTAATGCAGCCCAAGTAGTTGCTGCAGGATATGGACTTCAGGAGCTTACACCTAACGTGCTTTCAGTAGATACATCTTTGATAGCTACAGTAGCCAGTTTAGGATCATATCTAACTTCAGCTTCTGCAGCCCTTACTTATTATCCTCTTACAAACCCATCAGGATACATATCAGGTATAACTTCTTTGGATGTTACCACAGCATTGGGATACACTCCTTACAATGCAACAAACCCTGCAGGATATATCACAGGTATTACTTCTTTAGATGTAACTACTGCACTAGGATTTACTCCATATGATGCTACTAACCCAGCTGGGTATATTACATCTGCAGCTTTATCACCATATCTTACTTCTGCTACAGCAGCCTCTACATATGTACCTCTTACTAGAACCTTAACTATTAATGGTACTACACAAGATCTATCTGCTAATAGAACATTTACAGTAACAGCACCAGACCCTGCAGGATGGACTACAATAGTGAAAAGCGCAAATCAGGATGTGACGAATAATGCAACGCCTCAAGATGACACAGAGTTACAATTTTCAGTGGTTGCTGGAGGACACTATATGGTTGAAATGAATATATGTTATTCAGGTAACAATGCTACAGGTGATTATTTATGGAGGTTTGCAGTTTCTGCGGGTACAATGAAAGCAAGAGGTATAGCAATCATATTTTCAACAGCGATGGCTCCCACACTACAAGCAGTTACCGCAGGTTCACCAGGTGCAGCCACAACTGGAAATATTCAATGTGGAGTAGCAGGTACTGACCTAGATGAACTACATACAACAACTGCAACTTTTAATTTTTATGCCTCAGCAAATGGAACTTTTAAATTTCAGTTTGCAAACAATGCAGCAGCAGCGGGTAGAATATCACGAACCTGGAAAGGTTCAATTTTAAAGTATAAAAGAATAGATTAATCCACTTTTTTTTGTATATTAAGTATATATACTTATTTTTTATAATTAATAGACATGAAAGCTTTTCTTTTAAAAATTTATGCATCACTTCTTTTACCAGTTGTACTATTTTTTGCACCTATTTATGTTATGGTGTTTTTAGTAGGATTAGCTACAATTGTAGATACCTGTTTTGGTATATGGAAAGCAAAGTCACTAGGAGAAGTTTGTGATTCTAAAAAGTGCCGCCAGGGCCTAATACCAAAGGTAAGATCATATGTAGGAATTGTACTTCTTCTTTTTGTAGCAGACTACTATATAGTAAATGAACTTACTAAGCTTTTTATAGATATTGACTTTGTATCAACAAAACTTGTATCTTTAGGTCTAATTGTTATTGAAGTTAAATCAATGGATGAGTCTTTTGAAAAAGTAAAAGGCTATTCTTTTATTGGTAAACTTTATGACAATCTGAGGAACATAAAGAAAGTAAAAGATGATATGCAGCCATGAAGATTAACTGGATAAATGTAATAATTGTAGCAATAACCTGGGCACTAGGAATAGCTGTCCTAATAGCTCTACTCAACTCTTGTTCTATTGAACATCACTTAGCTAAAGCCCAGAAGCATATTGATATTGCCAAGAGAAAGGGTGCAGTAATCAAACCGGATACTGTTTGGCACTATGAGTACAAGACAGAAACTGTATTTGATACAGTAACAAATACCTACAAAGAGATCCTGAAGAAAGATAGTAGTGTAAGAACAATCAACAATACTATTGCACCGGGCATGTCACGCCAAGAAAGAATAGCTCTAGAATCCTACTACAAGCATCTAGAGAAGATGATGAAGCTACAGAATGATTCTTTATCTAAAGAACTAAAGGCTTATATCAAAACAAACAGACAGCAGAATAAAACACAGAGGTATGTCATCCGACAGGAGAACAAGCAACCATGGGCCTGGGTGATCCTTGCAGCTGTAATATTAATCATTATCTTAGTGCTCAAAAAAATATTTAAACTATAGATATGTTAACTACACAACAAGCACTTAAGAAGTATGGCACTCCAAATGAAACAGGATCCGGATATCTGGTTACTGTTAATCTTCCTTATCCTATGCGTATTGCTTGGGATACAGATACTACTGTATCAAGAATGAGATGTCATAAGGATGTAGCTAGTAAGTTTGAGGCTGTGTTCAAAGATATTCTAGCTCACTATGGTTTTGATAAGATAAAGGAACTAGGGATAGATTTATATGGTGGATGTTTTAACTACCGCAAAATGCGTGGAGGATCTGCTTGGTCAAAACATGCCTGGGGTATTGCTGTAGATTTAGATCCTGCAAGGAATACATTAAAGGAAACATCAAGGACAGCTAGATTTGCAAGACCAGAGTATAAAGCAATGATAGATATCTTTTACAAGCATGGGTTTGTTTCTCTAGGACGGGAGAAAAACTATGACTGGATGCACTTTGAAATTAAAGAATAAAGTTATGATAGTAAGAAACAACTGGAAAGTAAAGAACAAACAGTGGGATAAGTTTCAACTTAGACTAAGAATAGGTAGAATAGATTTCCTTACTATAGAAATAGATATATCAAGAGAGTTCTATATGTTTACTCTTTTAAACTTCTCAATTAAAAATAGGTAAGACTTAAACTATGACTTTAACCCAACTGGTCTAACTAGTTGGGTTTTTTATTTTTAAATAAATCAAGTTTAAACTTTTATTGTATATTTGTTGTAAACTTAAAATATAGAAGTATGGAAAACCAACAACAAGAAATGAATCTTACCCCTGAAGAATTAGCAGCTAGAAAAGAAGAAATGCTACAATTTTATACAGAGTCTCTTCCTTATCTAGAAGCACAGTTCAAGTATGAAGAAATGCTGATGAAACTAGATGAAGTAAGGTTTAAGAGAACAAGTATTCAAATGCAGTTTGCAATGATGGCTCAAGCTCAACAAGAAGAAGAGTCAGAACTAGATTCTGACTTTGATGTAGATAAAACTCCGGATATTCCTACACAAGGGAGAAAACTTAAGAAATCATAATCATGGCCTTAGTCAATCAAGTGCAAAAACGTGTAAAGATGACTAAGTGGGATGCAGTAAAATTTCAGATACTAACTCATTGTTATATTAATCGTATAACAATGAGTGAATCTGATCTTAACTGTCTTACTTTACTCAGTTTTAATCAACCAATAGGCTTGACTGATTTTTGCTATGATGCCTCTTCTGAAGAGTCATGGATATTTAAATCCCCACAGACTGTTAGGAACTCTATTAATAAAGCTGAGAAAAACAAACTTGTTATTAAAGATGCATCTAATAAAAAACAAATCATGCTTAATCCAAATCTAAAAATACAAACAGAAGGAAGTATTTTACTTGATTATAAATTCTTAGGACATGATACCCAAAAAACCGAAGGAAATAATTAGACAAACTGCAGAAGAACTTGACATTCCTCAACTTATAGTTGATGATATTGTAAGTTCTTATTATAAGTCTTTAAGAAAACATTTATCTAGTATGGATAACTTAAATATAACAGTACCAGGTTTAGGTAGATTTATTGTTAAACATTCTGGAGTAAATAAAGCTATAAAGAAATATGAAAGCATGAACAAAAATATGACTGATAATTTTCATAATTATCATAATAAAAGAATTGTTCTTGAACGCTTAGAAAAATTATATCAAGTAAAAGAAAAAATAAAAAAATTCCTTGAGACTAAAAAACAATTTAAAGACTTAAAGTATGGGAAATACATTAAAGCAGATATGGGAAAACCGGAAGCAGATTCTTGAGGGAATAACTAATTCAGTTATCAGAGACGAATTTGTAGAAGATGTTGCTAGAGTAAGAAGAGAAATGTGTGACCAGTGTCCTAGTAAAGGAGATAAATGCGTAATGCCGGGGACGGCACCGTGTTGTAATGAATGTGGATGCTCTTTAACTTTTAAAACTAGATCACTATCATCAGAGTGTCCAGTTGGTAAATGGAATGCTCTGATGACTGAAGAACAAGAAGATGAATTAGATAAATTATGAGTATAACATTTAATGCTGCAGATCATAGCTACAAAAGCATTGAGGCGGATGATATAAACTGGATAAGTGTTACATCACTTGTTTCTAATCTTAAAGAACCTTTTGATGCAGAAGCTATTGCAAATAAGGTTACTAAGTCTAAGAGATCTAAATGGTATGGTATTCCTCCAGAAAAAATCCTTGAGCTATGGCAGGCTGAGTCAGACAGAGCTGTAACATTAGGTACATTCTATCATAATCAGAGAGAGTCAGATATATGTTCTTTATCTTCTATAGAAAAAGAAGGTATACCAATTCCTGTATACACACCTATTGAGGAGAATCATATAAAAATGGCTCCGTCTCAAAGACTTACAGATGGAATATACCCTGAACACATGGTGTATCTAAAGTCTGCCGGTATATGTGGTCAGTCTGACTTAGTTGAAGTAGTTAATGGTAGAGTACATATAATAGATTATAAGACTAATAAAGAGATTAAGACAGAATCATTTAAAGACTGGGAAGGTATTTCAAAGAAAATGCTAGCCCCTGTAAACAACCTTGATGATTGTAACTTTAATCATTATTCACTACAGCTTAGTATTTATATGTATATTATACTAAAGCATAACCCTAAATTGCAACCAGGAGATATATACATACATCATATACTCTTTGAAGAAGAGGGTAAAGATGAGTACGGCTATCCTATTACAAAGTATTCTATTGAAGGAGATCCTATTGTAAAGGAGGTTATACAAATGAAGGTACCATACCTTAAGGATGAAGTTATATCTATTATCAACTGGTTATATGATAACCGACACAAACTAATAAAAAAATAACCATGAGATTTTATAAGATTGAAACCAATCACTTAAATAACCCAGCTTGGTTTAGTTATGAAGAAATTAAAGCTGTTAAAATATTTAAATACAAAAAAAATGTATTTTGTTATTTTAAAAAAAACAGTA